GCCAATCTCAATCTCCACGGAGCGGACCAGGTTGTGTCCCACCCAGTTGAGCCAGCGGAACTGGGCACCCGAGCCGTCGCTGGTCTGGAGGGTCACCGCGGGGAGCGTGGCCTGGAGGTACATGCGGTGGATCAGATCGCCGTTACGCTGGATCGTGCACGTCACACGCTTGCCGAAGCCAGGAGAGCCGTTGAAAGGGTTCTCAATGGACTCCATGGCGAAGTTCGTGTGGCGGCGGTACACCACCTTGAAGAAGGTAATCTGGGGATTACCCGTGAGGTAAACATCCTGCGCGCCATAGGCAACAAGCTGCATTAAGCCACCACCCGTCATTTGTTATACCCCTTCTTCAGAAATAATTTCTGAGAATCCTGGATTTTCTTGAAAAATACGGGGTTGCCGGAGACATTCTTCCTAGATCCGCCCATTTAGCATGGTGCTGCCGGGGAGATCATTTTTTGACCGTTTTCCCGCTTCCCTTTTTCGAACCCCGAATGCCTAAACAATCATTATGAGAAATCAGAAGGGACATGTTATCAAAGGAGGCATTCTTCAAAATCCGTCCAACAAAACGTAGCAACCCTGAGGCCAGAACCACCCTTGACTGCCTTCACCAGTTCCACGTACAGAGTATTTTGAATAATGAATCCGATCTAACACAGAGTAAGGCGCAGCTGCGCAAGATTGATGAGGAGCTCGGTACAACCGTCGACGAGATTCGCCATGAACAGCTTCGTAAACAGCGAAATGAGCAGCAAAAGGATATTGAGCGCAGCACGGGGAAATCGGAAATGTTCGACTATTATCTCGACACAGGAGACATATTATACAATTACTATGAGGTTCAAGAAAAGATACAGAAGGGGGCGGATCCGTCGACGCGGCGGGTCACAAAGGCAAAGCAGGGGTCCGTGCTAGCTGCGCTAGAATCGGCTGCGGCAACGGAGGGTGCTCCAGAGCCCGTCTATGTTCCCCAGGCACAGGGGGCGCTGTTGAGCCGAGACAAGTTGCTCGAGCAGTATCTACAGAAGGTACATCCTGAGCATGCGCGCGGAGGCGTCACGGAGACTGATACATACGGTGAATGCGCTGAATGCGAGAAGGAAATGGTCTTCAGCGCCAATGAGGCGATTTTTACCTGTACCGAGTGCGGCTACCAGCAGTTTATTCTCGTCGATTCTGATAAGCCGAGCTATAAGGACCCTCCTCGCGAGGTCTCCTACTACGCGTATAAGCGTATTAATCATTTCAATGAGTGGCTGGCGCAGTTCCAGGCCAAGGAGTCGACCGAGATTCCACAGGAGGTGTATGATGCGATTTGCGCCGAGCTCAAGAAGGAGCGTATTCTCGACTACAGGACATTGGCGCGCCAAAAGGTCCGAGAGATTCTGAAGAAGCTCAAATTCAATAAGTATTATGAGCACGTTCCGCATATTATTAATCGGCTCAATGGGCAAAATGCGCCAGTAATGAGCCGAGAAATCGAGGAGAAGCTGCGATACATGTTCAAGGAGATTCAGCCGGCGTTCCAGAAGAACTGTCCCAAGGACCGCAGCAACTTTCTTTCGTATTCGTATGTTCTGTATAAATTCTGTGAGCTGCTCGATCTGGATGAATATTTGCCGTCGTTTCCCCTGCTGAAGAATCGCGATAAACTCTATATCCAGGATAAGATTTGGGAACTAATATGCCGCGATTTGAGCTGGCAGTTCATAAGATCTGTCTGATTATTCAACTGTATGACATTTATATGTCACGAGTTGAAAATAACTAAATTAACTAAATCGGGTGCCAAGGATTTTTACCCGCGAGCTTAGAGCCTCGCACCAGGGAATCCTACTAAGTTAGCGCCAATGCCGATTCTTGCGCAGCAAGAATATACCGTATTGACACTATCTTAGTAAGATTCCTGAATCAAGGCTCTTTAGAGCCTCGCACCAGGGAATCCTACTAAGTTAGCGCCAATGCCGAAGCCCGCACCCTGGCGTGCCGTAGCGCCGATGCTCGGCGACACGACATCCAGAATGGCAAAGATGGCCGCGGCGACCACGCCCAGCGTCAGAATCTCATCCATCGGCAGGCGGTGACGGGGGATAAAGAGCGCGGCCATCGCAACAAACAGACCCTCCACAAGGTACTTTATCACACGGTTAAGTACTTCAGAAGTTGCGTTCATAGGTTCTATATTCATACGGGATTTTTTTCTTAGAGTCAAATGTCTTTCGGCGCCGCGTATTTCTATCTAAAGAGGTTGTGGTATCCTATACCAGAAATGGCAACTGAGCGCGAGGACTTTCTTGAGGAGGATGTGGAGATTACCGGGCAGAAGTATTGCCTCCTGAGTTTCCTAAGTCCGGAGAAGGTTCTCAAGGACAAGAATCTCTTCATGTTCGAGAAGTTCCTGTCTACCTACGAGTTCCAGATCCGGACGAATAGTCTCGAGAAGTATCTTATGGAGACGATGAGCGCGATTAACGCGAAGCTGGACGCGGAGGCGGATGCTCTCGACGCAAAGGATCTCAGTGGTTCTGCCGACGTGTGCCGTAAGGCCAAGATTCGGGTTGATACGACCATGGATTCCTTCCACGAGTTTGTGAAGGGCAACCAGAAGGAGCTGAAGGAGTCGAAGCTGAAGGAGCAGTACGACGACTATCTGTATGCGACAAAGGTGAAGCTCGAGGATGAGTTCTACGCGAAGAACGAGTTCCGGACGACTGTTCGGGGGCTGAAGGTGCGTGGTGTCTATGCGTCGCAGAGTGAGGCTGTGGCCCGTTCGAAGAAGCTCCAGCGCCAGGATACTCTTCACAACATCTTTGTCGGGGAGGTGGGCAAGTGGCTTCCTTGGGATCCCGAGCCGTCGGATGTGGCCGAGCAGGAGTACGCGGAGGACCAGCTGAACACGCTGATGAAGAAGTACAAGGAGAACGAGGAGAGCCGTGAAATCTTTCAGCGCGAGCGCCGCGTTGGCGCGAAGCCGAAGAGTTCTGTGACGACGATTGAGGGCGGCGAGGCGGAGGGCGAGGCTGGGAACTTTACGAGTATGTTTGGCAGTGAGGGCCCGGCGGATCTGGCCATGGCGCGCAAGATGGGCGCAGCCGCCGCAAGTCCGGCCGCAGATGTTTCTGGCCAGGCGCAGTAATGTATAGCTTAGGCGCTAAAAACGATTCGATACTCTACAAAACTTGTAGGGTATTGAATGGTATTTGAATAAGGGCTACTTATCGGGGAAGTAGTCATTCGACTCCGTGGGGTACCAAGGGCGGCAGACATTCTGCTGGCAGAACTCGCCCTCCTTGCACAGCACGCCCTTGCAGTCAGAGCGGAGCGCGTCCATGCCCACCGCACTCGCCATCGCCTGAAACCCCTCGGGGAATCTGGGCGCAAATGTACGACGTATCCAGGGTAACACTGTAACAGCCGCAACTAATACGAGCACGAGGCCAACTATTCCATAACCGCCACGAATCTTCATTCTAATAGTATGATATCATATTTCATTTCGGCAAATTGATTCCCCTCGGCAAGTTCATTCCCCAAGCGGCAGGCAATGTAGACGCACTCGCCATATCAGACACTCCTGGTAACAGTGCGGGAGGCTGCGGTAGAACCGGGAGTGGATTTCTATCATGTAGCTGGCGCTGTGCGGGGTCTCCGCAGATTCCATTTATGCAGCGCAAAGGAAAATCACAGGGCGGAAGGTCTGTCCCGCAGCGGGTATATGAGGAGCCCGAGACAAAGCCCTCCTTCAGCAAAAAGGGGTTTATTCTATAGAGTCTATCGGCAACAAGAAGCCCCACAGCTATACAGCCAAATGTAAGCACAGTATACAGCTCCTTCGACATTTCCTACCCTATAGCGACGTTTAAAATCTCTTATTGACAGCAATCTTGGGTCCCTTCAGCCTCTGGGCATTGTTCGGGTCATACTGGTTCGCATCCTCCTCCTCCTTATCCCTGTAGTAGTTTGCCGAGTGCTGCCAGAACTCCGGGGCACCAATACGGAAATCTCCGTGAATGTCCGCCTTGTACCAGAAAATACAGTCCTCCAACTTCGCCGATTGACTCGTATTATCAATCACGAGGCATTCATAGTTCTGTGTACATTGGTCCATGATCTGGCAGAAAAACTCGAGTGAGGGGAAGGCCGATGCGTAGTTTTCATAGATGCGCTTTCTGTTTGTCGCATACGGCTCCCTCAGAATAAAGACGAAATCTACGTTCGTCCGGAGTGCTGGCTGAATACCAAGCGGATACTGCATCGTAATGATAAAAAACACCTTCAGCCAACGCCCGTTCATAAAGAGGTAGCGAATGTTCTTGTCGTGTGTCCAGCTGTCATCGTACATACAGTCATCGAGAATCATAAAAGAGCGAGGGTCGAGGCGAGACTTTCCTCCGCCCCCCTGCTCCCGCTGAATCCGGGCCATGATCATTTTCTGGCGCTTCACAAAGTTGGCCAAGATAATGGGGGAGAACTCGCCGTGAATAAAGAGAGGCGGAATCATCTTTCCATAGAAGGAGTTCGACTCCTCTGTGCCACTAATCACGGTGCCGAGGGGCATCTCCTGATGGTGGAATAGGAGGTCGCGCACAAGAGTAGATTTGCCCGTGCGGCGACGCCCAATAAAAATCACCACGGCATCCTGTGGGATTCTCTTCATGTCGAACTTTTTCAATGATACATTCACAGCAGCTGCCATTTAGTCTGTTTAGGCAAAACCTTTTTCATTTGCGTTTTACACTCGACCATTTGCGTTTTACACTTAGCCAATCATTTACAGTTCTCAGTAAGAATGGATACAAGCCTCCGGGGTATGAATCTTCCCGCTCCCCGCTTTC